ACTCCAGGTAATGTACTTTAAGCGCAGCCCACCCGCCCAGCAGGCAGCCAGCCAGCCCTGCCATTGCCGCCGCCCCGCCGCCCTGGGCCAGGGCGGCCACGGCGCACAGCGCGCCCAGCCCGCAGGCCGTTAGCGTGAAATTGGCGAAAGCCTTGCAAATGGGGCTGATGTAGGGTAAAATACAGGTGATGAATTTTTTCGTCTGGCCGTCACGGTGCTGCAACACCGGGGCGGCTGTTTTTGTTTGTGGCATGATTGGTTCTCCTTTCAGTTTAGCCGCACGCCGCGGGCGCGTAGCTCGGCCTTTTTGCGTTCCAGTAGCTCCTTGGCATCGGGACGCTGCATAAAGCGGTGGTAAAAATCCAGCGTTGCCGCCGCCAGCCGCTCGGTAGCATAGGGGTCCGGCTCCGCGGTGGTGGTGATTTTGATGGTGGCGGGGAGAGAGGAAGGGGTCAATAGGATACCTCCTTTTTAGCGATGCTGCATAAGCCAGCGTTCGATTTTTTCGCAGATATGACAGATGTTGTCAAAAAAATTGACTTTCTGCTCAGTAATAAGTATCTTTAACATAAGGGCAAGTTTGTCCATAAAACCTCCTAAAAAATCCAGCCCCTCCGGCTCAAAGTCCGGACTATGGGACAGGGGTTGTGGTAGAATGGTGATAGCTGTTAGGAATGCTCCACAAGGTCATCAA